ACTACTGTTGTATCTGTTATTTTTCCAGCCGCCTTTAGTGGCACATCTATCTTGCAGGGATCAGATGACAACTCTTCATGGTCAACACTTCACACAAGCGGTACTTTGTCCACTGGTAGCGAGCCAATGCTTAAGGAAGTTACTCTTCCAAAATATGTACGTTATAGCACCACTAGAAGTGCAGGAAGTGTTTCTCATTACATTTTGAACGGTAACTAATGTCTGACATCGAACAGGAAATCATAGGTAATCTTAAACAGAGCGGTTTCACTAAGCCTGAAAATTCTGCGTCAAAGGAGAAGCGACCTTCCGAGGGCGAAAAGAACCTAGCGCAGAAATGGCAAGAGAGAATTGATCTGGCTAAGATGAGTATGGATGGTGGCGGTTTTGAAAAAGCTGTTGCCAAAGATCGCATGTATGTTCGTGGCGAGCAGGAAGATGATGGGTCGGGGGAGCTTGTACGAGCTAATCTGATTCACGCTCACATTAGACGGAGCGTGAATCAAGTTTATGCAAGAAACCCTAAGTTTGCCATTAGACCGTCTGAGACTGTATCGCAAAAAGGCGTTCAGAAAATGCGTCTGTTCGGTAAGACAGCAGAAATTGTTCTTAATCGTCACTTTGATGACGGAGACTTGAAGCGGAGGGCCAAAGCATGTCTAAGGTCAGCCAAGACTACAGGCTTAGGTTGGGTCAAAGTATATTATCAGACCCAACTTGAGCCTAACCCTATTATAAGAAACAAAATTATTGATTCAAGACAACAACAGGAACAGCTAGAGTTTCTTGAAAAGCAGGTACAAGACCCGGACGAAAGAGCTAACAAAGCGAGAGCTAAGTTAGAGCTTGAGCAATTTATTTCTCAGCTTGAAAAAGAAGAAATGGTTGTTGTGTCCGAGGGCTTGGTGATTGATGTTGTCGATCCAACAAATATGGTAATCGACTTATCAACTATTCAAAACTTTGATGATTGGCAACAGACCCCTTTTCTTTGCGAGCGAATAGTAATGACGCTTGAAAAAGCAAAGGCAAGATGGGGAAAAATGCCAGCCGGAACTAAAGAGTTTAAAATTAAAACTACCGAAGGAACAACTTCTACAGATATAACGGGAGATCATGCAACTCTTGTTCACATTTGGGAGATACATGACAGAACAAACAGACTGATTCATTATATGGCAGATGGTGGGGATAAATTTTTACAACAACCACTTGAGCCTAAATTTGTAAGCGAGCAATGGTATCCCTACATACCTATGGCAATAAATATTGTTGACGGGCAATTTTTGCCTATGTCGGATGTATTTTTGTTGAGGGAATTACAAGACGAACACAACTCTGCAAGAACTCGATTTGCTGGTCATAGAGATATATCAATACCGCATTGGGTATCTCGGAGAGGTGATGTTTCCGACACAGATGCGGAATCATTAAGTAACGCCGCTCCCGGTGAAAATGTTCGGATAGATGGAAACCCCGGACAGCCTATTAGAAATTCTATTGATGTTTTTTCTCCCCCACCAATTGATCCGGCTGTATATACAACAGACCATACTGAGAGAGATTTTGAGCGTGTTGTTGGTGGCGGTGACGCAACTCAACCGCAAAGTAATAAATCAAGAACTCTTGGTGAGGCACAGATTTTAACTCAGGATTCTCAAACTCAAACAGGTGCGGATACAGATGAAATTGAGGATTGGTTTGAGAGAGTAGCAAAACATACTTTAGAACTTTTGCTTCAAGCTTTAACTCCTGAACAAGTGGAAGAACTTGCGGGGCCATCTGCACAACCTGAATTAGATGAGCAAGGACAGCCGACAGGAAAACTCATAGATGGTTCTATTTGGCCTAAGATGTCAAAATCTGAGATTTTTAATCTGTTGAGTATAAACATTCAAGCGGGATCGTCCGGCAAGCCAAACAGAGATAAAGAGACTCAGGTTTGGGTTCAATTCTTGCTACCTAAATTAACAGAGGCTATTCAAGGGGTATCACAGCTTAGAGAGCAAGGGCAGGATGAATTAGCTGAATCTCTAGTAATTATTGCTCAAGAAACATTACGAAGGCTTGATGAGCGATTTGACGTTCACGAATTTTTACCTTCCAAGAAAGATAAGCAGAATGAGCAACCTGATCCTAAAGAAATGGAAGCATTGCAACAACAACAGATGGCACAACAGCTACAGATGGAACAACTAAAAGCTGAGATTGAAGAAACAAAATCTAAGGCTGTTAAGAATTACGCACAAGCAGAAAAAGCAAAAGCTGATAGTGACGGCGATCAGATGGAAGAGCAATTTAAAGCCTATAAAGCTCAAACAGATGTTGCAATGAAACAACGCCAGATGCAAGTTACTCAAGAAGGTATTGAGGCGCAAAGGGAAGCCGCACAGATGAATAGAATTAGTCAACGTGAAGCAAATCAAAATCAGTCTGACGCAAATCACTTTAATAGAATTAGTCAACGTGAAGCAAATGCTAAAAAAGATAAGCAACATGAATAATTTATTCACCGCATAGAAACGGGAGTATTTATGCAAGAAGATAATGTCGTACCGGAATCGACACCGGAAACACAAGATGTAGTACCAGAAGAAAGCGTTACAGAGGATTCGCAACCTCCAATATCGGATGAAAACTCGGAGTCATCCACCGAAGATGAAACAGTAGTTGATGCCGTCCTCAATGAATTATCAGATGATGGTGAGCCTGAACAGATTCCAGATGAGCAACCTGAAAAGGAGCAAGAGCCGGAAAAAGCTGAGACACTTGAAACGTCAACGGAAGAAACGCCGGAGACAACAGACGGTGACAAGGCAGATGAATTGTACTCGGAGCCGGAAGGATTAAAGCCAAAGGCGCAAGAGAGATTCCGTTCACTTGTAGAAGCAAATAAATCCAAAGATCAGGAACTTGAGGAGTCACGAAATGTCGTTGCGGAGATTCAAAAGACCATTACCAACACGGGCATTTCACCCGAAGAGTTTGGCGGTCTGTTGGATTTTGCTCGAATGGCAACTTCACAAAGCCCGGATGAAAAAAAGCAAGCTTTCCAAATCGCTAAAAACGAAATGCAAAGACTCGCAAAAGAAATCGGGGTGGAAGATGGCGGGGTTGACCTTTTAGACGGCTATCAGGATTTGCAGGAAAAGGTAGACAACTACGAGCTTGATCGTTCTGACGCAGTAGAGCTAGCTAATGCTAGGAGAAGCCAACAACGCTTGGCTAATCAACAGGAACAGTTAGCTCAACAGCAACAGCAAAATACAAATCATCAATCTGAGATACAACAGTCTACTAAAGCTATTGAGGAATACATGGTTAATAGACAAAAAACAGATATTGATTTTCAGGCCAAAGAAAAGTATTTGATGGGGCAAGTTGAATCTATTCAACAACAATACCCGCCAAGTCAATGGCCTTCTGTTGTAGCACAACTTTATGATGCGTTAGGAACTATGTCAGGAAATCAGGTACAACAAAGCAAGTTAAAAGCTAGCTCACCATTGCAATCAAGCGGTCAGTCCGTTGGGGCTTCAACGCCGGGTTCGATGGCAGACGCAATAATGTCTGAACTGAGTTAGTAAACGATAACGGCATGGGGTCACGGAAGACCCTAAACGACAGGAGGTTGTCATGCCTTTTACAACAGAAGAGTTGTCTATTGCGGGTAAAACTGCTCTTGACTACTATCTTAAAAACAAACCTGTTGACCAGATTAGCCAAGAACGTGTTTGGCTGAAAAAGTTAATGGGTGGCAAAAAAACAATGCCCGGTGGCAAACAAAACGCAGTAGTTCAATTGCGTTATCGCTACCAAAATAATTTTTCATTCTTTAACGGGCGAACAGTTGTTACATACAACAATCGCTCAACCATCGAGCAAGCCACATTCCCGTGGAGATCAGCGCATGATGGTTTCACGTTGGACGAAGATCGTTTGATCCAAAATGGTATCAGCGTTACGGACAACAATAAGAAAGGTAAAGTTCATTCCAAAGCCGAAGTTGTTCAGCTTACGAATCTATTGAACGAGCAAATTGAGGTTCTTGACTTAGGTTGGGAAGAACAGATGGATAGTCTGTTGCTTCAAGATGGTTCTGGTTCAACAGATGACATAGAAGGTTTGGACTACTTGGTTGCTCAAGACCCGACTACTGGCACTGTTGGTGGAATTGACCGTTCTGTTTCGGCTAATTCTTACTGGAGAAACCAAGTTCAATTGTCATTGACTACCACTACGACAACCGGAACAATCATTGATGGCATGGAAACGCAATGGCGTAACTGTACCAAAAATGGTGGACGACCCAATTACATTATGGCGGGTACGGACTTTATTGACGGTTATCGAAACTTCCTGTTGAAGACTTACGGAACCATGCAAATTAGCAACGGTTCTATGTTCGATGCAGAAGGTGGAACAGACCGGATCAGCTTTAAGGGCGTACCAATTATTTGGAACCCGACCTTTGATGATCTCGGTGGAACGTGGGCTAAACGGTGTTATTTCCTTAACACTAATTATATCTACGTTAAGGAAATTGAGGGGCAGGGTAAAATTTCCCGCAAGCCACCTCGACCTTATGATCGTTATGAGCATATGTGGGGAGTAACTTGGCGTGGGGCTATGTGTATGTCCCGTGCTAATGCTCATGCCGCATTGTCCATAGCTTAGTAAACTACGCTCCTTTAGGGGCGGGTTATTAATCTCCCCCGACTGAAAGGCTTAGGCTTTCTTGGTCGGGTCTGATTCGACCCATGAATCAGCCAAGATAGGTTGGGGGAGCTTTTTAAGCTACTTTTGGGAATTTTGGCCCTCTCATCTGTTGTCTGTTGAGAGATTTTAACTAAAGGCATACTCTGATATGCCCTATTTCGGGAGAAAATAGAAGTGAAAGCTAAAAAATGTGACGTAACAATCTTTAAAAGTGTTGAAGTTTCAATAGCTAAGACCATATATGAGCATGAAATACCTGTTTTAGAGCAAGTTTTTGGTGATGGCAATGTAGTTGTATATAAGAGGCATGACTTGGTTTTCCCAAAAGGGAAGCGATACCAAGTAGAAGCTCCTGATCCTGTTATTTATTCAGTCGAAGAAATTGAGTATGAAGAAGAGTATTTCCGGTTGCAATCTCAATACAAAATGAAAACAGGTTCAGACATAAGCAATGTTGAATATGTGTATGGGAAGCTAGAAGAACGGAAGATGGAAAAAGTCAATGAAGAAAAATATCGCTCGGATCAAATAAAGGTTGCTACTCCTTTAGTTGAAGAAAGTGATAAAGATAATATGGATTATCAATCTATGACTAACGCTGAATTGCGTGAATTGTTACGGGAGTTAAAAATTAAACATCCCCCAACAGCACCAAAAGCAATTTTGATTAGTCTGTTAAATAAAGCCGATCAAGGACAATTGGAGCCTAATTAATGGCATTACCAACAAAGCGAAATTTAGGGTCTTTAAGACAAGAGTTGCGGGATAGACTTGGCTATGCTTCGGCTGGATCACAAGCGGGGCCGGGTGGATCAATCATGGATTCATTCTTGCGCCAAGCGCAAGAGCAATTGTATTGGGAGTACATACCTAGAGAAATGGTAAAAACCAATACCACTACTACTAATGATGGACAGACCTTATATGATTGGCCTGACAACTGTAATCCTGATCGTCTTTTAAGGGTTAATGCCCGTGATACAACTGCATCTACAGCTAACAGATGGAAATTGATCGAAGGCATTGAATACCAGCATGACGATTATGCAACTCCTAAAAGTCGCCCTCTTAGATATGAACGGCGGGATCAAATGGAAATCTGGCCTCAACCTGACGGGAATCATTATCGGATTGAGACTGAATATGTAAAAAGATTAGATGCTTTTTCGCTTTCTACGGATTTTGTAACTTTAGATGCAGACCTTGTTTTGATGCTTGCTCTTTCAAATGCGAAAGCGCATTACCGTCATCAAGATGCCAATATCTACGCTCAACAGTTAACACAAATGTTGGGGAGAATTAAATCTGGTACTCAAGGTGGAAAGCGATTTGTGCGTGGCGGTAGAAGAAATTCAGGGCAAGGTTTTAGTCATTACTTTAATGAGCGAATGCAACATTCTCACACGGACGATCTTTAATGCCTGTTGTTACATATAGTGATTTTAGTATAGGTAAAGACCTTAGAAAAGGAGCATCGGTTTCAGATGCAAATAGGCTAAGGGAATTGAAAAATGGATATGTTACTACTGGTAAAGCCATAAGAAAACGTGGTGGCACAGAGCATATTAAGACATTAGAAACCGGAACCAAAGGTCTGTTCGCTTCGGGCGGTGTTCTTAATACATTTACTTCTGATGGATCGGTTGTTCATTCCAATGTTATTCGTGAGCCAAAATATCGACCTATTGGGAGTAACGCCTTAGATGACTTGGTTAGTAGTGGAACGTTTAACGGTACAGATAAAACTAAATTTGTTTTAGAAATAGATTCAACAGGATCACCTGATACTTTTAAATGGCAAAAAGAAGGTGGAATTTTAACTTCCGGTGTAAATATCACTGGTTCCGCTCAAGTATTAATTGATGGTGTGTCTGTTACTTTTGGGGCTACAACAGGACATACTCTGGAGGATAAATGGGAAGTTGAATGTTTGGTTTTTACTCCAAAGCAAGTTGCTGGTTCTAATGTTAACCCTACATCATTTACAGGATCAGGTGTTAATGATGCAACTTCTAGTGGTAGTTATGTTGGCACAGGCAATCCAACTTTTACTATAGAGATTGACGGGTCTGTTACAGGCGCAATCACAAAGATGGAGCGGGAAAATACTGGCCCAATTACCGCTATGGCTTCAAGTGGTGGCGGTAGCGCAACAGAAATTACTTCTAATAGTCATGGGCTGAGTAATGGAAATAGCGTTATCATCACGGGAACAACTTCGTATGATGGCACATTTACAATATCAGGTGTAACGACAAATACGTTTATCATTAGCGATACTTTTGTTGCTAATGATGCTACAGGACAATGGGAGTTAAACCCTAATCCATCGGCAAGCGTAACGACAATAACATCAAATTCACATGGTTTAAGTAATGGCGATCAAATTACAATTACAGGTACAACGGGTTATAACGGGACATTCTCCGTTAGTGGCGTTACTACTAATACATTTGTAATCAGTGTAGTTTTTTCAAACAATGATGCGACAGGAAATTTTGAAAAAATACCAAACACTTTTAAGTGGAAAAAAGGTTCTGGTGCTTACACAACAGGCGTGGCTATTACAACCACACTACAAACGTTACAAGAAGGTGTTCAGGTAACATTTGGCGCAAAAATTGGTCATGCAATGGGCGATATTTGGACGATTGGAATATCGGGAAGTATTACTGTTGCCCATGTTCATTATGCTGACGTATTTAGTGATTACATTTATACATCGGTAGAATATTCAAACGGTACTGTTTTACACCATTATCTTGACGGAACTATACCCTCTAAGATTTCAGATACAAACTGCCCTAATACTAAGGGCGTAGTAAAGATGGAAAATAAGATTTGGGCTACGAATGGTGATGCTGTTCGTTTTTCCGCAACAGGTAATCCTAGAGATTGGACTACTACAAGTGATGCGGGTTTTCTAGCTGTTGGCTTGAAGCAGAAAGGTTCTGATAACGCATTAGCATTAGGACAATATAAAGAAAGAAATTTAGTAGTGTTCTTTGCTGATGGTAGCCAGTTATGGGCTGTTGATCCTGACCCGGCTAATCATTCTTTTACACAGTCATTACCCGGAGTACACACAAGGTATCACAGAAGTATTGCTCTGTTGTTTCAAGACATGTATATGTTAACAGATTTTGGATTTAGGTCTATTTCCGAGTCTGTTTTAACAGGTTCGCAAGCTGAAATAGATATTGGTTCTCCTATAGATTCTGTCATTCAGAGGGTGCTTCCACAGACTCCGGCTGTTAATCCGAAGGCAACGTTTAACCCTGCATTGGGTCAATACATATGCGCTATTAAAAAAAGTATATATGCTTTCACAATATCAAAATCAGCAAAAATTACAGCATGGTCAGATCATCAATTGCCCTTTGAAATTGACGATTGGACTATTCTTGATAGTGAAGTTTATATTCGTAGTGGTGATAATGTTTATCGGATAACAGAAGAAGTTTTTCAAGATGCGTATGAAACCAAAAAAACCATTAGTGCTTATGCAGACGGGACAGGAGGGTTTACAACCGTAACAGATACGGCGCATGGCAGATCGAATGGCGACATTGTAACAATATCAGGAACTACTAATTATAATGGCACGTTTACAATTTCGTCTGTTGCCACTAACACATTTAAAATAGAAAAAGCGTTTGTTGCTAATGATGCAACAGGAACTTACACAGCGGGTACGCCTTACGAGTTTGAAATGTCAATGTCTTTTGTTGATGCAAAACAACCCGGAGTATTAAAGATGTGGCGGGGAGTTGATCTTGTTACCACAGGAACAGCTAGGTTAACGTTTAAATATTTGGATGGTGACGGCAATGTTTTTACAACAGACGAAATATCATTATCAGGAGATACTAGGCCCGATACCATGACATCTGTTGAGTTGACGGGAGTAAATATTGCTCCGGTAGTTAAGAATAACTCAAACGAAGAGTTTCAGCTAGATGCTATAAGTTTATATTTTGAAACACTGGCTCCACTTTAATGAGTAATCTTCCGGTCTACCCAATGACCGCCGAAGATTGCGTTTATGTTTGTCAACGTATGAGACAGGAAGATTTCGATGAGTTTACTGCAACACAAGCGGCTCAAACAAAAGAACAAATTATTAAACAGCTATTGGCTCAGAATGGGGATCATTACACAATTTGTAATAAGGCGAATATCCCTGTTTTAGTCGGAGGAACTTTTTACGAAAACCCCGGAGTTGCAACAATATGGTTAGTGGCAACAGACGATATAACCAACAGAGATTTTTGGGTGACAACAAAATTTATAACATCTTTGATAGATATTATGTTTGATGCAAAGACTTGTCATAGAGTACAGGCTTCGTCTATTGGTTACAGGTCTGTTGCACAAAAATGGTTACAGTTTAATTTAGGACTTGAATATGAGGGCAAGCTGAAAGGCTTTTGCCGTAACGGATACGATTTACTCTTATATGGAAAGGTAGGTTAGCTATGGGTGGAAAAGGCGGTGGCGGGGGAGATGGTGGAGCGGCGGCGGCAAGAGCGGCAGAAGAAGCAAGAAAGGCAAGGATAGCGGGGAACATAGATGCTGTTAAGGGGATGTTTTATAACCCCGGAACAGACGACCCAACACAAGCTAGGCTCGATTCTTTTGCTGATATAGAAAGTCGTGTACGCAACAGATTTGTTCCTGACTTTGAGCAAGATATTGGTGACGCTAGAAGAGAGTTAAAATTTGCCTTGTCTCGGAGAAATTTATTAGGAAGCTCTGGTCAAGTAGATGCTCAAGCTCGTCTTGACGACAGAATAGCCGAAGGGCAACGGTCTATATCCGAGAGAGTTGCAAGTGCTAGAAGTGCTAAAGAATCTTACGATCAAAATTTAATGAATAATTTAATAGGGCAAGCCCAATCGGATGTTAGCCGGGGTAGTCTGTTAGGTGGTTTAGGGGCTAACTTGCTAAGTAACTCAAATAGAGCTATATCACAAGCAAACCAACAGGCAATGGGCAATATATTTGGTGATGTTGGAACTCTATTTAAAGAAATTAATGACCAACGTGCGGTACAGGCGGGGCTTGCAAATGCGGGTTTAATAGCGGCTCAACAAAATAGCACACGACCATCATCACTTTACAGTAAAAATTCTCAAAGTGGTTCTGGTGGTAATGTGTCTAACTATTAGTAAGGGGAAAAGATATGGGTTTTTGGGCTGTTGCGCTTCCAATTGCGGCTTCCCTTCTAGGGAATCATATAACTGCTACTGCACAGAATAGGGCTACAAAACGTAGGCTTGATTCTGAGGCGGCGGGTCGGGCAAGACGGACGGCTAAAGCTAATCAGTTGACAGAAAAATTTCAGCAAGTAGCTCAACAGATTGGGCCGGAGCAAGAACAAGCGTTAATGAGTGCGGAAGATGCGAAGAACTTAAAGTCATTTAATGATACCGAACAAAATGCTGATGTAAAGATCGGGCAAGGTTTAAATTTAGGCGGTAGAGAGTTAGCCCAATTTACAGACTTACAAAATGATAGAAATTCCGCTGTATCAGCTAGAAATAATGCTAGAAAATTATTTCATTCGCAATTTTTATCTCCAAATGCAGTTCAATCTCAACGTGGCAATTATGCAGATGAACTACAACTTGGCAGGAGCAGATTAGCAGATGAATTGGTGGGAGATAAGATTGGCGATGATTTAGAAACTTCTGCAATTCAACCAGACGGAACAATGATGGCGTTAGGTGATGCTATGCGAATAGCAGGGCAAGCTTACGGAATGTATAACATGGCAAGTGGTCTAGGTGGTGCGGGGGGATCGCCAACAGTTCCGGTGGATTCGGGTGTAGGTCAAATTACACAAGTTCCTGGCGCATTGCCAACACCCCCACCTTCATCTTTCGGTCTTGGCAATGCCTTTACAAATGGTGCGAGCAGAGGTTTTGCGGGGAATGTTGGTTACGGTGTTAAGCAATCAATTCCACTAACAAAATATTTTAATTACGCAGGGTAAGGAAAAGATATGTCTACAAGTCAATTTAGCACCCTATTTGGACAAGGGGCGAATACTCTTGCTCAAGCTTTAGTTCCAAATGCAAGCAGACAGCTTATAGGATTGAAAGCACAAAATCTCGGTACTCGTAATTTAGCTAATTCTCTTTTAGCCCAACAGAGACAGTTTGATTTAGCTCAGGATCAGGCTAAAGCGAAAAGATTGGATGAAGAAATTGCAAGGCGTACACAAGGGTCGCAAATTACAGATGGTATGAATCCCGATCAGATTACTCAGGCAAAACAGATGGCGCAATCTATACAAGCGTTCGGGTTGAATCCGAGCAATCCAAAATTACAGATTGATGCTGACAACCAACTATTAAAAAATGCTGATTATTGGAACAGCATGAATAGGATGAGAACAGCAAATCCTATGGTTCAACTACCCGATATTATGGGTCAGGACGGGAAGATGGTTCGCCAAAATCCTTTATCTGCTGTTGATCTTATGGCTACCGATCAACCCTATTCCGGTGTTGCATCGGGATCGACTGCTCCATTCGTAGCAAGCAAGAATATTGCACAGACCAAAGGATATACACAGGACAATCAAGCGGTAAAATATCTACAAGAATCTTTAAAACGGCAATATCCTAATGGCATTCCATCCAAAGATATAAATGGGAAGATAAGTTTCGTTCCAACAAATGCTATTACGAGTCCTAGCCAATTGGCAGACCTTAATATAGATCAAGCCACGATCCAAAAGATAGCTCAACAGATAGCTACATCTCAGTCTACTCAAAATATTAACGTAAATACACTAGACGAAGCTCAAAAACTGTTCCCCAATAAAGAGTTAAAGGGTCAGTATGACAGGAAAAAAGCTTTTTATGATTTTAGAGGCGCAAAATATAAATCTGAAAAAAGTAAGATTGATATGTGGCTTGCGAAAAAGACAAAGAACCTCAAACTAACTCAAGAGGAAGCCAAAGCAGATAAATTAAAGGCAGAAGCAATACTTAAAAAGTTTGAGTCAGAAGGCAAAATGACTAACTTCCAATTTTTAGGAGATGGTCAGGCTGTTGGGTTTAAGCAAAATGCGAAAACAGGTGAGTCGGAAGTTGTTTCTATTGACATGAAGGGTACTCCGAAGATCGTTAAAGATTGGAAAAAAGTTAAGCAAGTAAGAGATGGCAAGGAAGTTGAAGTTTTGGTTTCACCTTCCCTAAAACAGCAAATTGTTATGAAGCAATCAGAGAACGGGGAGAATACATTTGGTGTAGAGGCTTACAAAAAAGAAGGAAAATTGATAGTCGGAAATACTTTCAATAAGAGTATGGATATGACTGACAAGACTAAAAACGACCTACGAACTACTATTAACATGGCGAAATCCATGATTGATGTTTTAACCAGACACCCCGAAGTTGCGGGTGGACAAGGTATGTGGGAAAGGTTTAAAGAACTTCCTAAGAGTGCTAAAGGAAAAACTGATATTCCCGCAACTAACTTTCAGACCGCTATCAGGTTCTTAAACTTTAATGCAACACCTCTTCTGTTGGCTGAGAAAAGGTTTACAGACCAAGATCGTAAAATAGTTAGAGAAGCGATTGGTGGTCAAAACTTATTAGACCTTGCGGGTAAAACTAAAGGTGGAATGCAATACTTAGTCAGCTTACTTGAAGCGAGATTGAATGATACACCTATTCAGGTAGAAGATATACAGTCAATAATAATGGGGCAAGGCAACCCCGGTATCATTAAACAGGCGCAAGCTAATCTTCAACAAAGGATGTTTCCGAACGTTGGGCAAATGGCAATAAATCCTAAAGCAAGTGCAATCTTCCAATCAAATCCACTCATACAAAGTGCTATGAAACAGTTTGGTCAGAAATTACGCTTCAACCCGCAAAAAGGGGCTTTCTTTTTTGTTGAAAATGGTAAGCCAAAATATCTAGTAAAGAATGGCAAGCCTCTTATGATAACTGACAAAGATCAATTAAAAACTCTTAAAGAGATTAATGAATAATGAATGACGGGTTTTCAACAGTTGACACGCTAGAGTTAGATAGGTTGATGAACAGTCCTGAATCTACGGTCATGGATAGCTTTGTCAATACTCTTCCCCCTTCTCAAGCAAGATCATATATGGGAACAGATGAACAGACAACAGACCCATCTGTTGATGATGGGTTTGAGCTTGTTGCGCCGGAAGATATGCCGATGCTCCCCGGAATAAAGGGGCAAATGAAAGAGATGATGGATTTTAATTTTAAAGACTTTATGCCCGAAGAGGAAATTGATTTCAGCGTGGATCAGGCAAAAGGGGTCGATGATTTTTCATTCCGTTGGTCTGTTGGTATGGGTGACACTACCGATGAAAAGCAGATGATAGCTAAGAAGTTTGCAGGTAATGACGGAATAGAAGTTTTTGATGGCAAATTGGCAGTAAACGCAAAGGGCATGAAAAAACTTGGCATGGAAGATAATCGCCCTGACAACATGCAAGGCGTACCTATATTAATTGATGAATTAGGGGCAAGTTGGAATGACATAGCAGACGAGTCAGACGATATGGGTCAAAGTGTTGCGCTAATGGGAAACTTCTTGCTTACAAGAGGTGCAGGGCCATTGGCTCTACTTTTAAGATCGGTAAGTGCGGGTGGAATTGCGTTTGGCAGTAAGCAACTACAAGAAAAGTATGAGACAGCAAAAGGCTATCAATTGCAAAGCCAAGATGAGATTGACTCGGATGCTTGGTTTGATGCGGGTGTTAATGCGATAGCAGAACCTTTGTTTAGCTTCGGTGATTTTGGAGCTAGAAAGGCACTTGGGCCGGAAACGACTGTTGGAAAAACCGGGTTAAGGGATATAGGTAAAGGGGGTTCACTACTTGGTAGGCCGGAATTGAAAAGTAAGATTGACCCTGAAAGACTCGCAATGATAGATACGGCGAGAGAATATAACCTTGATCCGAGCATAACTCAGGCAACAGACGGAAAACTTCTGTCTCGACCACAACAGATAGCAGAACGTGTTTTTAACTCTAATACTAAACGTAACAATAGAAACGTTAAAGGGTTTGAAGCTCTAACGGAAATAGAGACAGCGGGATTTGGTGGCAAGTCTCTTGAGTTAAACGAAAATCAGATGTTGAAGGTGTTGGCTAAAGATGCGGAAGGTGCTATTGAGTCTGCACAACGGTCTGTTGTC